GATTGATGGGAGGGCAAAGTTCAGGAGTAGAACAACTTTTACAGCCTTTTTTAAGTCAAATAAATTCGCAAATACAACAACAGGCACAGCAGGACATGAAACAAAAAATACCTGCTTATGTACAACAGATTAGTGAGATAACAAACACGACTTTTCCAAATCTTTTTGCAAATGGCATAGGTAGTATTCCTAATCAATTTACGAATTCGTTACGACCATACCAAAATCAAATGAATCCTATGATGGCTAATTTATTTAAGTGAGGACAACATGGATAATGACATTATTATTGAGCAACAAGCTTCCACAATAGGAACGAAAACCATAAACATTGGAACAGGTGGTTCGAGTGATGTTGAAGCAGGAATAGAATTTATTTACCATATGCGTGAGCATTTGTTAGATATTGGCGTAGCTACTATTTATGGTCTTTTCGTTTTTGCGATGGTTATGTGGTTAAAAAAGAAACTATCTTAGCAACAATTATTAAAAGGAATTCAGATGAGTCTGCTAAATAATCTCATAGGTCCAGTTACAGGAATACTAGATAAGGTTATAGAAGATAAAGACCAAAAAGCTAAATTGGCACACGAGTTAGCGACTATGGCTGATAAATTGTCTCATGAACAACAACTTGCCCAAATCGAAGTTAACAAGGCAGAAGCAGCTTCTGGAAGCCTTTTTAAAGGTGGGTGGCGACCTTTCATTGGTTGGGTCTGTGGGATTGCTTTTTGCTATCACTTTGTTATTCAGCCTCTTATTATTTTTGTAGTGGCTATAGTTGGCATAGACATACCTGATCTTCCTGAATTTCAAATGAATACTCTTCTTACAGTTTTAGGAGGATTACTTGGAATCGGTGGACTTAGGACATATGAGAAACAGAAAGGATTAACAAAATGAAAATGGTAGAAATCGGTACAAACATGGCAGGAGATCCTGTTTATAATGTTATGAACGAAGACGGAACTTTGTACAAAACAACTATTTATACAAAAACCGAAGCTGATGCTATTGTTATAGGTGATACAAGTGACCCAGACATAATTGAGGCTATTATAGTAGATGAAGACGCATCTGATTATAGCTCTATGAGTAAGATCGAGCTTGAAAAGCTGATGCGTATGCACGATGTTGAATTAGATAGAAGGAAAACAAAAGAACAGTTATTAGAAGAAGTAACAACTTTTTTTGAGGAGAACAAAGAGTGAAAGATAACTTTGACAAATGTTTAGAGATGCTTTTACATCATGAAGGTGGTTTCGTTAACCACCCTAGAGATCCTGGAGGTATGACTAATCTAGGGGTTACTCTTCGTGTTTATGAAAGATGGATTGGTAAAAAAGTTTCAGAACAAGAAATGCGGGATCTCACTGTTGAACAGGTAGCTCCTATTTATAAACACAACTATTGGGATAAATGTAGATGTGATGATTTGCCTAGCGGTTTAGATTGGTCAATTTTTGATTGGGCAGTAAATTCTGGTCCAGGAAGAAGTGCTAAAGCTTTGCAGGGTATTATAGGAGCAACTCAAGATGGGGGCATTGGTCCTAAAACTTTACAATTAGTTGCAGAACACAACCCTAAAGAAATGATAGAAAAAATGCACGATAAACGGCAGGGCTTTTACGAAGGACTAAAAACTTTTGATACGTTTGGCAAGGGGTGGTCACGCAGAAACCTTGAGACCCGAGAAAAAGCTCTAGAGTTACTTGCATGAATGAGCTTTACATTTATGAGAATATGCTTAAGAATGTTCGTGATCGGCAAAGTATGTTAAAAGAGGCGATATGTATTGGTCCTGTAGCAGACTTTACCGCATTTAAAGAACTACGAGCTCGTCTTGGTGAGCTTGCACAAACTGAACAGGATTTAAAAGACCTGCTAGAGAAAGTAAATAAACATGAATAAAACACTATATGTGCCTGATTATATTGCAGATAAACGAAAAAAAGAAAAAGGCGAGCTTGAAAAAGCGTATGTATCAGCAGACGAAAGATACTTAGAGCCTTCAAAACTTACCGAAAGTGCATTAGATAAATTACCTCAACCAACAGGTTGGCGTCTTTTGATATTGCCGTTTCAAGGCAAGAAACAAACAACAGGTGGTATAATTGTTCCTGACGAAGTTAGGGAACGTGAAGCCGTTGCCACAGTATGTGGCTATGTATTGAGAGTTGGTCCATTAGCATACCAAGACTCTAATAAATTTGGCGAAAATGCCTCTCCTTGGTGTCAAGAAAAGGATTGGGTATTGTTCGGCAGATATGCGGGAAGTAGATTTAAAATCGAGGGTGGAGAAGTCCGCATTCTTAATGATGACGAGATTATAGCTCGTATTAATCATCCTGATGATATTTTGCACCTTTAACAACATGGAGTAACCATGCCACAAGCAGCACAAAAAGAAGACCAAACGATCGATGAAAAAGAATCTGATGAAGTTGAAGTCGAGGTTCTTGAAACCGAGGAACAAGAAAAATCTGAGTCTGAATCAAAACCTGAACAATCAACTGAAGAGTTAGAGCAATACAGTGAGGGTGTTAAAAAACGAATCAGTAAGCTTACAGCTAAAATGCGTGAGGCTGAACGTCGTGAACAGGCAGCTATTCAATTTGCTCAAGCAGCTAAAAAAGAGCTTGAAGAAAACCAAAAGAAAAATGTTTCTTTAGATAATTCTTTTGTTAAAGAGTTTGAAAACAGAGTTAATCTACAAGACCAACTTTATAGAAACACTTTGAAAGAGGCGATTGATCGAGGTGATATTGATGCTCAAGTAGAAGCTCAAAGGCAATTAGCTAATGTAGCTTCACAAAACGATAAACTTGCAATGGTTAAACAACAACAAGCACAACGAGCTCAACAACCAGTGCCGATGCAACAGCAACAACCAGTGCAACAACAAAAAGCAAATCCTCCTGATCCTAAAGCTACTGCTTGGGCAGATAAAAACGATTGGTTTGGCTCAGATGAACCGATGACCTTAACCGCTTTTACTATTCATAAAAATTTAGTTGAAAATGAGGGGTTTGACCCTCATAGCGATGATTATTATGCTGAGGTTGATCGAAGAATAAGACAAGAGTTTCCACATAAATTTGGTGGTGCAACTCGTCAAAGTGGTCCCCTAGTAGCTTCCGCAAGTCGTGGTGGACAGAAAAAAGGGAAACAAAAGATACAATTAACAAAATCAGAGGTTGCAATCGCTGATAAACTTGGTGTATCTTATGAACAATATGCGAGACAAAAAGCTCGTATGCAGAATACGTGAGGATAAAATTATGAATGATAGAAGCCCACGCTCATCCCAAACTAGGGAAAAAACCGTCCGCAATAAACCGTGGACACCACCGTCACAATTAGACGCTCCATCCCCTCCAGAGGGCTATGTCCATCGTTGGGTCCGTGAATCAGTCATGGGCTTTGATGATAAAAAGAACCTTTCTGCTCGGCTTCGCGAAGGCTTTGAATTAGTTCGTGCTGATGAGTATGNNANACTTNCGCAGGTGTTATTGGAGTTGGTGGTTTGGTACTCGCAAGAATCCCTAAAGAAACAGTAAGTCAACGAACACAATACTTCCAAGGTCAAACAAGAGACCAAATGGATGCAGTTGACAATGATCTTATGAGGGAAAATCACCCATCTATGCCTATTAGCAAACCTGATAGGCAATCTCGTGTAACCTTCGGGTCCGATAAAGGATCTGAATAATTTTTTAGGAGACTAATCCATGGCGAATACAGATTCCCCTTTTGGGTTGAGACCTCATAACAAATTAGGGTCAACACCGAACGGAAATGGTTTAACGCCTTACAAAGTACAAATTCCTGGAACAGCAGGATCATCTAGTGCCATCTATCAGGGTGACATGGTGATTCCTCTTACCAATGGGCTTGTGGACGTAAGTGCAGCAGACGGTGGTTCGGTAGCGATTCTTGGCGTTATGGCAGGTTGTCAATATACAGACCTCTCGGGTAAGCCCGTTTTCACTAATCAATATCCTGGGACAAGTTCATTAAAATCAGGCACAGAAGCTACTGTGTTTGTTTATGATGACCCTGCTCAGGTTTATGAAGTCAATTGCGACGCTACATTAACAAATCTAGTGACCGCTACAGCTTTAATCCACTCAAATGCCGAAGGTGCGGGATTTGGATCGGAGACAGCAAACGGTATCTCAAGTGGTGAGATTTCAGTGGCTTCTGCAGGTGCAACAACTGCAACGGACAATTTTAGGATTGTTGGTTTTAAAGATGTGCCTTCAATTGATTACGCAGCAGCAGGAGTTGTAGCTTTAGTTAAACTAAATCTACCGTTCCATCTTGATTCAACTGGTCTATAAGGAGATAAGATATGGCTATAGCAAGATCCCAACTCCTTAAAGAATTAGAGCCTGGACTTAATGCTCTATTCGGACTGGAGTATGATCGGTATG